CTACCGGAGCGCTCGCCGCTGTCTCGCCCGGTGCGTCATAAACCATTGCGTCAGTAGCAAGAGCAAAGGCTGTCGCCAAGTCTGTTCCGTCTGTTACGTTGTCGCCGAAAATTTTTACTAAAGCCGGGAAGTTTGCTTGATCAAATTGGTTAGCTGTTGAAGCGTTCCAATCCATGTCAATCCAAAGACCGCCAGACAATCCGTCAGCGTTATTTTTTGATGATCCTGAGTTGTTTCCAAGTGAGCGCAGTGTTGCGTCATCATTTGTCGCTGTATCCGCTCCGCCATAAGTGAATCCAGTACCAATCCCATATTCCTGAATAAAGAATTTAACATCAGTAATCGGGTCGATTGTGGCGTCGTGGCTGATATATAAATCTTGGTGTCCGGTATTGGCTGTTTTGTTGGTCAATGGCGCATAGTTGTTATTTGTTACGCTACCAAGGTCGATCCCGGAACCGCCGCCAGCCAAGGAATCCGCAATAGCCGCCCCGCCAAGTGTCTCAGATACAGTCAATAAAACAGTCATCTCTTTTACTCCTCAATAATTGTTGCCGTAGAGCCGCCCACTATTCCTGAATAGGCCGGATTGTGACCAGAAAACGGCATTAACTGGAAAGACCACATTTTAACAGGTATTTTTATTCCCGCCGGATCGTAACCAATTTCCCGAATCATCGCCGGGATGCCTTCAAAAACCGTCCCTTGTATATTAACATTTATTTTAACAAAATCCCCAATATCTAAAAGCATTGATCTCCAAGTTAAGGCGCAATCAATCGTTTCGATATAGCTTGACGCAAATTTTAATATTTCCTGAACTTGGTAAGAAACATCATCAAGCTCATAAAGATTAGGGAAAATAACCCGCTTGGATATCACTTTTCCGGCCTGATCTATAGCCGCCTGATTTCTGTAAGTCCCTGATTCGTATATATTTTCGTTCCTATTTGGCAAAAAGTTATAAGAGCCTCTAACCCTGTTAAAATTGTTTCTGTCATCAATTTTAGGAACAAACGAACCGGCCTCTATGTCCCAATTTTTAACCTCAAAAGACGGGCTGGCAACAAAATCCTCAAAATGAAGTGACCTTAATTTTAGCTTTAAGTTCCTGTCTATAAATGCCTCAAGTCTGACCTGTTCCAGCAAACTCAAAACATACCTCAGCGCCTCTTGTGGCTCCTGAATCCATACACGGGACTTTATGGAATAAATTGCCGACTGCACTGGGGTATTTTTGTCTCGCAACGTGTTCCAGCTAGAATCGAAATCACCCGATACTAAACCGGCCTGATTTATTAAAATGTCCCTTGATATTTCAACGATATTATCAGAATAAGCAGAAAGATCTTTTCCTTTTACTCTGCAATAGAATTTGTCTCCTCTTTGATAATTGTACGGCGACCCGTCTATAGTTGTAACTCCACCATTACCCGATTGCTTTATTTTAAAAGTTCTATTATTAACAACGTCATGTATATCAGAGGCATGAAATTTATAAAATAAATCGCCTCTTAATACATAAACATGACTAGAGTTAAAAAAAAGATTATTATTTTCTGATATTATACATTCTATTGAAACAGTATTAGAAGTTGATCCATCCACATTTGGGTTAGCCGTGTTCACAGGAAACGCCGGAACCGATGCCGCATCAGGCTCCACTTCTTTGGTCCAATCGCCGTAAATGAGCGGCAAAATCACATTCTCAAACTCCGGATCAATGTCCGGATAGCTTGTCGCCTTCAAGACCGTTTTAGGGAATGAAACATTGATTTTTTCAAAGTCGTTTCGGGCAATCAAAGTAAAACTTTTAATTGAGCGCTGAAATCCACCCTGATCCGTGACACGCCCCCTAAAAATCTCTTTGTAGGTCGATGCCACGTCCCGCAGGCCCATCTTGACAGATACTTGTCGGCCTATCCACCCGTCATAGTCATCACCAGCGGGCAATAGATTATTATATTTTCCGTCCGCATTGTTTATTTCTAGCTGCAATTGGGAAAACTCAAGCGTAGGCGATAGAAATTCCCCGATAGTCCTTTGGATGATCGGGAATTGTAGTCTAGCCTCATAGAATGTTGAGCCTACATATTTGTTGCGGTCGCTCAAATGGAGCGTTCCGGTAGGTGATTCAATATCAACCACAAGCTCCAATTGATTGACGAGGTTATCGTGGCAGTCATTTAAAAAAGACTGATCCAGTACCGATACCGTCAAATATGGAGTTCTATTAAAGGTCGCCATTATAAACTCTCATCAATTTCGACTGAAAAAGTCACATAGTTAGCATTTGCGCCTTTTGAGTTGTGCCGCTCACTAGGTATAATTGATAGTTTACCATAAACCGCAAATCTCGCCGTAACTTCCTGATCTACCGGATCGGGGGTCGGTATCCATAGGCATTTATGAGTCGTGCGATATGTTTGGAAAATTGAGCGCATTGTCTTGAAGTTGTTTAAACTGGCGTCCAACGATCTAAATTCTAGCCTTACTTTCTTTTTCAAAGCCCTAGAATTCGATACATTGGTAAAACCCTCAGTTCTTACCGTATCGGCGTAGTCTTTTAACTCAAAATCAATTTCATCAACGAAACATTCGCCTTGAAAGATTCTTGATGATCCAAAAATTATCGTGCCAATAGATACAAAGTTTTCAGCGTTTGAGTTGTCATCAATCGTCAGCCTCCAATATCTGTAACCAGACAGCGGCAGACTTGGGGCGACATAATAAATATCCCCGACTCTGGCCTGTAATGGTATGGTCGTGCCAACAATTGAGAACGTTGGATCATTCGATCCAAGTAAATTTATGGTCGCCGATCTAGTCATATTATGATTAAGAATTGCCACCGTATCCACAAAAACGCCCTGAGGCAATCCGGTATCAGTCGTCAAGTTTATGCCAGTCTTAACCCCTGTCGCTGATCTCCAGATCTGTTCCACGATATCAGTATCGACGTTTTGAATGGAAAAATCGCCAGGCTCCGTGCTACTAGCCGCCCAGTTTGATGCCGTTGATCCCCTTGACGGAAATTCGCAAAGGATTCTTAAATTATTCGTGTTGTAGATCGTCGCCAAAAACTGCAAGGCAGTTGATAGAACGGTTTGAGCGTTAAACTGGACGCCAAAGGCCGCCTTTTTGTCAACAATCTGGAACTTTGATTGAACCCCGTATTGACTCAAGGCATTTATGATGAATTTCGTCTGTAATCCATTAGCGTCTAGTTTATCCACAAGCATAAATTTCGCTTGCAGACCGGGCTTCATGCACCATGTCGCTACCGCATAAGGTCCTGATAGATATTCGTCCATCAAATAACCCATACCGACGCACTCGCCGGACGGGTATTTATCCGATCTAAACTCCAGCCCCTTATTCATATTCTTGGCTATGACGCCTTGGAATTGAACGCCGTAAGCCTCGGACTGATTTAGGTCGGCCAAGAATTGGATTGCCGCATAGCCTTTTGATTCAATATTGAAAACAGTTTGAACGCCTTGGGTGTCCGTAACTCCAGAAATCGAGAATTGAGCCTGTATCCCTATTTCATTTAGATAGTTAATTATGAATTTTTGCTCAACGCCAAGAGCCTCTTGGGAATTGATAACAAGATTACCCTGCAAGCCCTGCGCATTATCGGCCTTAATAATAAACTGAGCTTGAAGCCCCAATGATTCGATATAGTCCAATATTTGAAACTGTTTTTGAACCCCATGAGCCTTGATTGCATCAATGACGGCGAAAAACTGTAATCCAGCGGACGCCTGCGCTTGGCTCGTCCCGTATGGATTATTCAAATATGGGTCCTGTAAATAGCCCAGAATTGACGTTGTAACTGTCATCTTAGCCCCTTATCGCTCATCAAGAATTCGCCACGCAAACTAGATTTTTTAAATTCTGTTTTAATGGCGGGAATCAGTTTATTTCGTACATAGTTATCATCCAACGATTGCGCCGACGCATCAATGCTCAAATTAACATCAAAATTATATGTTTGGCTGCTTGCCGCTGGCTGCCCGTTATTGATCCGATTCATGAAGTCAAGACCATTGGCATTTACAGCGCTTCGCTGCATTACAAACTCACCCGGCTGCAACCTACTCATAACGTCCCCGCCGTCTGCAAAAGACGGAACAAGGCCGCCCGTGTGGAACTTCGGAGCCGAATGAGTCACCATCTGCCAAATACCCTCGAAAACCTTATCCTCGACCAGCTTCCAAAGTTGTGTCGGATCGAGCCTAGCCAGTTCGTTTAAAGTCTCTTGAGCCGCTTCCGAGATAGTCGCCCAAGCGTCCTTGCCGCCCTGCGATATAGCCCCGCCAATGCTACTGGCTGCCCCGCCAAGGGCCGAAGCGCCACCGCTAAGGGCCTTGCCAACCCCGCCGCCGAATAGGTTTAAAGCGTCAATATTTCCGGACGAAACAGCCCTGACAATATCGGCAACGCCGGGGATGGCCATAGCTGATCTTGGGATAACGTATTCACCCGGCGAAAGTAGCGCCAAAATTTTGTCGTTTATTGAGCTATCACCCGGTACAGACGCCGCTCCGGGGACCATACCGCCTTGGGCAAACGCCACAAATGGAACATCAATGCCAAGTGCCTGCTCAACCTTGTCACGCCCGCCCCCGTCAAATGTAAACATTTTAGACAAGAGATTGCCCGGATTTAAGGCGCTTAATGCCACTCTAAAACCCTCAACAATTTTAGACCCAAGACCCTCAAAGAATGAACCGGCTGAACCAATTGCGTTCTTAAAGCCGTCCCAAATCTTATAGCCACTGGAACCAATAAAATAGGCTGCCGCTCTGATTAAATTTGCACCATATTCAAAGGCCCCTCTAATTGCGGTAACAACGCCATTAAATATGGTCCTCATCATCTCGCCGACCATCTGAAACGCCTGCTTAACGCCTTCAAATACTTGCGTCAAAGCGTCTAAAAACCTAAGCCACATATCGCGGAAGTAGTTAAACGCCGCCATGAGCCGATCAACTATATAGCCCCAAACATCAAAAGCCTTTTTCATTGACTCATCAAAAGTTTGGGTAAACTGAGCGTTTTTAGCCGCTTCCTCAAGATTCTTGACCGCAAAAATCTGGGACGTTTCTTTGGCTATATTGCGCCCCAATTTATCAGCGCCCTTGGCTATATTTTTTGGAAGATCGGTTATGCTTTTTGGCAATTTTGTCCCGCTAAAAGCGTTACCAAGACGCTTGAATATACTCTCGAAAGCCTTGATAACACCCCGGACAATGGCAACCGGCAATTTGATCGCCATAAGTTCGACGATCTTGTATGCGATATATGGCGCTTTCTCTATAAGAACCTCAACAAGAGCAATAGCAATTTCCGGAGCATGGGCAATGAGTCCCTCGGTTAGCCTTGTTACAAAGTCCGGAAGCCTATCTATAAGTTTCAGAAATGCCGCAGGCAGTTTTTCCAAAAGACGATCAAAAACAGTCGGCAAGTCCAATAGGAAATTGGCCAAAACTTCCCCGATGCCTTCTAGCATGGTCACAATATTAACCGCAAAATTCTCTATAAAGTTAAATATTGATTTTACAATATTTTGAACGCCCTCAAGTATCTTCAGCGGCAATTCAGTAAGAGAATTAAACAGGTTTGCAATCTTGTTTAACACCTGCGGAATAAAATCGATAATCTGCTGCGCAAAATCAAGAACGGCATTTACAGCGCTCATGACTGCACCAACGCCACCAGCGAAAGAACTAAATGCGCCGGATACTCCAGCTGCCAAATCTGCCGCACCGTCGCCAACGCTGGCCCGGAGTGAGTCTATTGTTTCGCGAGATATGATCTCTGTTTTGCCTATTTTTGATTTATCTTTCTCGCCTTTTTCCTGAACCAGCGCCTTTTGCTCATCAATTGCCGCAATTGCCGCCTTGGATAATTTTCCCTCAATTCTCAACTGTTCTTTTTTAAGCTCTAGTTTTTTTATCTCGCCCGCAACCTGACGATTGATAATGTCAAACTGGCTTGCGCCCATGTTTTCGATGCTTGTGGCCAAGTCCTCATTCTGGCGTTTGATATCTGTCAAAGCCTCAATCTGAGCCTTTACAGCGTCATTTCTAGCCTTTTGAATTTGAAATTCAGAGCGCCATACCTCCTCTTGCTTTTGTTTAATCTGATCAAGCGCATCCTTACTTTCAGAGCCATGTTCAACGTATTTCTTGATCATGTCATCAAGTTCGATTTTGTGCTTGGATAGCTCCATGGTGGCTCGTTCTATGTCCGAACCTAAAACCTCTATTTTAAGAGACTCTTTAGATATTCCAGAAATAGACTCAGAAACCTTGGCCGCCCTCAGAGAAAACAGGCGGGCTTTTTCTTCCATTTCTGAAAATTTAATAGTAGTCGCCTCAGCCGCATGAGCCACGCCGCCTAAAGAGAACTGCAAAGAATCATAAGTTTTTTTGACGGCCTGATCTGTCTCTTTTAAATTCTTAATGGTCTGATCAAGAGACTTGTTATATTTATCCTGATCTTCTCTTGTCATGGCGAAAACAGCCCGCATTTTATAATATGCGGCCTGAACCAACAAAACCGACTCAATAATTCCAAGCAACGCCGTTTTTACATAAACATATATGGCATTCCACACAAATTTAATCGGCGCAAGAATTGCGCTAGTTATTTTTGAGAATATTGAAACTTCCTCGGAAGCGCTAGAAAACATGGATTTCAAGAAAGAAAGCTCTTTGCTAAGATCGTTTAGAGACTGAACAAAAGCAAAAACAACGGTGGCAGTTGCGGCAATAACCCAAGTCATTGGGTTCGCCAATAGAGCCGCTCCAAACTTAACAAGACCAATGGTGACGGCTGATATAGTTGCCCATACTGTTTTTAAAACAGCTATAGCGCCGCCTCTAAGAATGAGTAGTAAATTTGACCATGCAACACCAAGTGATGTAACGGCAACGGTTTGAACACCCGCCGCATTACCTAAAACATTCATTGCAACCGTTAAAACGCCCTGAGCCATTGCGTTTTGAGTCGTGGCCCACAATAAAATTTTATATGTAACCGCAAGACTTGAAATGATCACTGCATATTTTATCAATATTCCGGTTATTTTTAGAATAACTCCAGAAAAATCCCAGAAAACACCTATAACATTAAGGACAACATCAGGAAGACTTAAAAAAACAGACGCAAGTTCTCGCTGTGTTTTTAAAAGGTATTCCGTAGCGAATCCCATGGCTCCTAGTTTTACAGATATAGAATCAACCGCCTGCTCTAGCTTCCTAGAAGAACCGGCAACGGTATCCATCTGCGATGATGCCGCTCCGAGAATAGGAACAGTCTGGGCCAGAACCTCGTTATATCTTAATTGTACTTTTTCTGTATCGCTCAAATCATCTAAAAGTTTATTTTGAGAAACCAAGAATTTTGAATGTTCTAAATGACTCTCTTTTAAGTTTATACCAAGAGAAAGAACGCTCTGGGATTGACCCATAAGACCTGAAGCCAATGCAATGGCAACCTCGGTTAAATCCCTTCCTTGGGATGCAGAAACATCAAGCGCCCTGTTGAGCAATTCAACATTTTGAGTAAAATTAAGACCAAGAGCCGCACCCTCTGCAATCATTATCTTGATTGCTTTATTTACTTCATCAGTGCCGTATATAGTTTTTTCAGTTATTTTAGAAACAACGCCTTGCCATTGTTCTAAACTTCCTATCGTTGATTCACCGAATGTTTTTCCAAAACCTGTAACAACAAAAGCAAACGACTTAACAACCTGCTGCGACTTTATAAATTTTTCTTCCATCTTATCCATTGTTGAAATCAACTTGTCTCCAATTGATTCAACGAAATTTCCTATAGCGCCCAAAGCGTAAACAATAGCCGCCGAGAATCCACCGATAAGTATTCCGGCAACGATTGACAAAGTTCCAGCAAATTTTACCAAGCCACTGTCAGAAGAAAGCGCCGCATTTCCAAACAACAAGAGTGGGTGAGTAACGAAAGCGCCAGCCTTGACTATAAGGTCGGCATTTGTGAAAACCTCTTTAACGCCCCTAGCCAATCCTGATTTAATTCCTTCAAATATGCTTTTTCCTACATTTGTGGATTTTGATGCAAGGCTGTTAAATCCACTCAAAAGAGCCGATGCACCAGAATCCGCTAGTTTTGTCAAAAATCCAGAAACTCCGGACCATGCGCTAGACAAACTTGAGGGTATCTTTTTTACAAATTCAACAATTCCGGAACTAAACTCAGAATATAACGCTGAAAATATAGATTTTAGCTTTGTGAAAAAAGTGGTCAAATCTTTGTATCCATTTTTACCAAATTCGCTAAATAAAATTCCAATTGATCCAACAAGACCAGCAAATGATGAACCTATATTTTTTAAAGATGAAACAAATGAAGGAACAAACATCGAAAGAGTTTGCAGGTATCCATAAAAAACCTTCAATGTTGGGATCAAAACATTTATAGCATTTTGGATATTAAATATTATGGATATAATAGGTATGAATTGAATCGAAATCTGGCTTATTAACGGAAGAAATCCGACAAATAGCCTCACAATGGATGCCATAGAAGCGTTAAACGCCGCTGCGTACCCTGTTCCTTTCTTCATTGATTCAAAGAACATTGAAGATGCAACTGAAGCATCTTTAAAGAACCCTGTCATTGCATATACTGCTGACGATATGCCTGAAAATTTAGAAACACTGGCGATAAACGTAAGAATAACATCAGCCACACCTATTGCGGCAATTCTCCCCGCATCTGCGATAATCCTAAACATTTGCACAAATGAATTTTTTATAGAGATATTATTTACACTGATCATCATGAGAACAGATGCGTATTCGCTCCTGAAATCATTTATAAATTTAGTTAAATACTTTGATAGTGAAAATCCGTCTTTAAATTCTTTTGCGACTTCTCCAGATATAGCCTTTATCCCTGATATATACAGGTTTTTAAAACCTATTATTTTTTGTTCGGCAAAAAACAATGATTTACCAATAGAATTCTCGATAGATGATTTTATTTTTTGAGAAAAATCAACAGCCGCAACCCCTGCCGCTTTCATTGCGTCTATAGACGCAACCTTAAACCTTTTAAAGTATATGACTGTCATCGCTTCAAACGCTGCCGCTGTTGCCCAAATCTCTCTTTTTAATATCTCCATTCCTTCGGGTCGTCGCAAAATGTCATCAAGTCTGAAATATATATTTCTGACTCTATAAATTGCGTACTTAACCTCATCAAGAGACATTGCAAATTTGTAAAGTTCTTTAGACGCATAGGCTGTCGCCGCAATGACTCCAGCAATTGCCACGGCTGAAAATGTTTTGTAAAGAAGAATTTGTTTCTCGATATAATCGGCCACTGATCCAAAATCTTGCGTACTATTTAGATGGTATTCCCTCATGACCTCATCGAGTTTTACTATCATTTCTTTTAGATAATTTATTCTGTCGGATAATCTTGTTAGACCCTTTGAATCTGCCAATGCCGCAAAAATTCTAAGAATATCTATGAGGCGCTTTCTTGAATCTGCGGTTAGAATCATCGAAACAGCTTTTGACAATGCGTCCATCGCCGAAGATGCCAAATAAGCCCCTGCCGCAATATCTTTAAATGATTTTTCTGAGTGTTTTAAATCAGAGTTAGAATTCTTAAAACTTTTGGCGAGTATCTCGTTTTCCCTTGAAAGCCTGTTAGTCGATTCAGATAATAATTTAATTTCTGATTTTAAAGACGAAAGAGCCTCTTGAAACGCTGAAACTTCTAATTCAGCGCCCTTTATGGAGCCATCTTTTTTAACCTTAACATTTATTAAAAGATTTTCACTAACCGCCATTTATCGCCCCTTTGACTGACCTCTTGGCTTTATCTTTGGCGCTTCCGGCTTTTTCCCATCGGAAGAATCGCCGCCTAAAACCATTTCAGCCCTTTGCATGAATTTATGGATATCGTACTTGGGTAAAAACCATGCCAATGTCTCTATTATATCCGAATCTTGGTCATCAATCCCGCCCGCCCTTGGAAAAACTTTCATTTCACACATTAAAACAAGCCTATGAAATAGCTCCGCCGCCTGTGCGTCCCAAGTCGCCTTTCCGGGGCAGTAATTATACATGGTCCCGCCCTTATTTATGTACATAGGCCAAATTGCGCCGTCTGCCGCAGTAAACTCTTTATCCTCTTTGCATCGCCTGATCTTTTGGATCGAATTGGGGCAGTTTGCACAATCAAAAACCCTACCTTCCTTTTTAAGTTGGGCAGGGTTTGCAAAGGACAATTCAAGTAAAGCCATTAACTTTTTTTTGGTGTTACTGACTTAATAGCGCTTTGACGAGCCGTATAAAGCTCCTGAACGATTCCAGCCGCTTCTAATTTCTCGATTAGTGACTTGCTGGCTCCGCCGTCGCCGTCCTTCTTGAATTCAAGACCAGAACCGGGATTTTTAATATCGACAAGTGCGGTGCGCACCTCCTCGATAATAAAACCAAGTCGAAGCTCCATTTCTCCATCTTTATATCCAATTTGCTCGTTTTTGATCTTTTTAGTCGCTGCATAAGGCAACGTCTTTTTCATCACAAAACGAGTCGGCTGGATATCCGGATTCAAACCAAGCAAAGACTCATCGAGAGTTTTCAAATACTCTTGAAATGAGTCCGCATCACAAGTCACGGACTCATCTTTAGAGCAAATAACCTCTACCAATTCTTGATCATTTCCAAAACTCAACGCCATAAAAGTTCTCCTAGTTATAAATTAATTATAAGTAGGATACTGTTACCTCGTCGGCTGCGTCAAGCGCTGTCTGGTAAGCGTTTCCTGTAAGTGTGACAGGAATTGTGCCGGACTCTGGGACGCTGATCTCAGGTACAGGGAAGATGATTTTAGGCAGTTCAAGCAACAAATGGCGGCCTGAAGCATCGCCCAAAACAAGGGAAACATCTTCGCCAGTAAACTCGGTAAGACCGTTGATAAATCCAACAAGCTCCTTAGACATATTGATTTCCATGCTGGCCTCACAAGTCAAGCGGCCACCGGGAACAAACAATTTTCCGCCCAGTCCAGTCTCACCATAACAGAAGTCTTGAACTTCATGGTTATTGGTGCAGTTCAGGCTGAAAGTGCGAACGCAATTTGTAACAGTTGGGAACCCTGCCAAAGTAATAGAACCAACCAATCCGGTTACAGGATTATTGATCGCAGTCGCTCCCTCTGGCTCGTAGTAGCATAGATAAACAGGATCGACCGTGCCATCAGCATCAGCCAAAACAGCGCCGTCAACAGTAACAACGTCGCCCGCTACTGCTGTTACAGTTCTAGCCGATCCCGCAGGGGTATCAGCGGATTTTGTGTTGTCGTCTTTGATGATCATGACTTTGGAGCCTACAGGGAAGCGTTTTCCCTCACCGGCTGCAAGCGTAATAGCGTTAGCCGCGTTTGCTGTAATCGACTTGCCCATACCGACCGTGAAAACAGTCTTAGCCATGCCAGACCATTCCGCCTGTGCCTGACCATCGCCGGGGAATGTCATGTTACAAGACTCTACGAAAGCGCCGGGACATTGTTTTGCCCATACGTCTCCAACTTCGTAAATTGAGAATGTTATAGAAGGTGGATTTTCTGAAGTGTAAACAGGCGAGCCGCCAGAAATGTCCTGCTTGCCAAACATGGACTCATGCAATACACGAACGCCAGAATCAATCTCACCGACTGCCGCAGCTCCAAGAGACTCATCAATGTTAAAGAATGTCGGAAGCGTCCATTCTGTAGATGTTTTCTGCTTAATTACAGAAGTATGGTGACGGCCAGACTTGTGAGGTGCGGACTCAATATCTTGGCTGAAATTTACCGATCCACCATCAAGGTGATAGATAAAATCAGTACCCGCTGGAGTTACCAATTGACCACGCACCGTCTCTTTTTTAATAAAAATCTTTTGCTCAAGAGCAATCGAATCGTTTCCGCCTTCATAAAGTGATACATAATTCTTAGCCATTTTTTACTACTCCCTTAGCTTTAGCATGATCCTGTTAAATTATCGTAGAAAAGAACATCAAAATCAATTCTAGCGATATAATATGGTTCGACCAAATGTAAATCAGTTATATTAGAATTATATACTAAATGAACAACGCCCGCTAATTCAAGATTAGGTTTATTCCATAAAGCCTGCTGAATCTTCCGCCTAAGCTCCCATAGCTCCTTTTGGCTCGCTGTCCCCGCCTCGTTTGATTTCATCGTCAATTCAAGAGAAATCGACCATGTAACCAGAATCCTCCCCCTCTGGTGCTGCATAGACTGCGCAACATCCCAAATCTGGACGGCTGGAAGCTCAAAATCCCTAAAATCACTTGTGGATAGCTTTATCTTATCAAAACTAACAGATTTTACCTCTGGAACATCATTTGTAATAATGCTCACTATTTTATCACAGATATCAGATTCTATGCTCATTTTATTAAATCCCTGATTATTTCTATGATTCTATCTTTATGCTGTTGAAGCGCTGGCCTCATAAATGGACGTGCTGGCATTGTAACCTGTTCCCGCAACATATAGCAAAATTGCAACTGACCGCTATCCAAGCGCCTAACCAAATAGGCTCGATTTCTGATCCGCTTCACAAATAAATCCCCAAATTCAGAGGCTCTGCGGCCCTTAAACTCTGGACTCATTGGGATCGTCAAATATCGAGCGTTTTTGGCGCTAATTGTCCCGCCAAATTCATGAATTGCCGCATATGGCATATTATAAGCGCCGACCGTCAATCCGTCTTTCGTTACTTCCGAGCGGATAGAATTTATCAGCCTGCCAGTGTCTATCAGTTTTTGCTTCCTGATATTCAGCTTTATTTGCGCTTCAAGTAGAAACCCAATCCTCAATAACGCTGCCTTCATGCGGGGATCATCTTGATCATAAGCCCTTAGCCTATCAAGTATCCGCCGCTCTATTTTTAGCGTTAAATCATTGGCCATTGCCCACCGGAGCGCTTACTAAAGCAAATTCGCATCTAGCATACCGATCAAGAATATCCGTGATGTGTTCGGGAATATTCTCAAGAAACTGGACGGATTCGCCGTTTTTAGACTTAGAACTTACGCCTACCCGCCTGTCCTGTTTAATTGCGTATAGGTAATCCACAATAAACAAACAAGCATCTTGAAGGTCATATGGGACCGTGGAATATCCGGCCTCGTAAACGATCTTTATATTTTGATTTCCACGATTAAACCGCTGGCCGTCAACCAAAACAACCCCGATACCGCCATCGCTCGTTTCTTCTAAAACAAAATCAGGGGCCTCAAATTGATTATTTGGGTCTGTAAATTCGTTATCAACATCATCCCATAACTCTGAGGGCTTATCCGCTGGCCATTGCCTCAATAGGATTCTGTCATTACCTCGACCGTCTTGGTATTCGGTATAAGCCCGCTTCAGGATTTTCCTATTGATATAATTTTCAATCCTAGCCGATGCCGAATTGATAAAACGCTCTAAAACAGCGTCTTGGCTAGTATCGCCAGCCAAAATGCCAAGGTGACTTTTAGCCGCTGCAATGGTTGTTAGTGCGTAAGCGTCAAGAGCCATGTTTAAACCTCTGCTTTGTTATCGTACTTTGGCGGCCTTCCACGGCGCACAACCTCAACCTCATGCAAAGATTCTTCGAGCATATCTGGATAGAGTCCGACGAGTTTATAACCGATAGAATCCTCAACCTCGATCTCATCACCAACTTGCGACCATGAGTAAAATTTCCCATCGTCATCAATGTGTACAAGGTTTGTCTGATTCGCACGTCTGAATTTTTTTAGCTTCACTTTCATTTTTGGTAACTCCTAGTTTTTTTAAAAAATCATCATCTGAATCTAGTTGTAGTTTTGAACCATTTTTAAGAATAACCCAAAACCACCCTTCCCCAGAATCAGCCACCATTATCCCATCAAAATCATTCCAAGTCAGCAAGGCATATCAATTATTAAATCAAACTTCTTCCGAGCCATAAAGAAATCATTAGGCAACACGGTATCCACGCCCATAACCTGCCTTTTAACAAATGGAGAGGTATCCTTTGTAGCCTCTTTATAGCTTTCAGCAATTAGTTCGGCGCAATAAAAAGCATCTTCATTTGGTTCAAAATTGTAATCGTATGGCTTGCCCTCTTGAAATAGGGAAAATCTTGCCGCCGCTTGCGCCTCAGCCTCAGAACAGAATAAAGCTCGCATAATAGCTATGCGGTCCTTAGATGCACAAAAATCCTCAAAACATTGCGTTGTGACGCCCTTGCCAACAGCCTCTATAATGGTCCCGGAGCCGATATACATGGCGCAATGTTTAAAGTCGCCTTCGATAAGGAAATTGGTTAGCTCTCCTCTTGAGAATGTTAGTATAACGTCGCCCACATTTAGGACATCTTGCATTTGCATAATATGGCTGGCCTTTATTGCCCTTTTTTTTGGTGCAATATATAAATGCCCGGCCAAAATGCTCAATGGCTTTAAAAAACGAATTAGATATCGGCGAATTGTGGAAATCATAATTCCTCGGAGTTAATTATAAAAATGAGACATTAGTTTTGCGACCCATCCTGCTTTTATTTCAGGAGTTATTAAAGCGTTTGTTGTGGCCATAACCTTCTGAACCGAAAGTTCATATGATAACGTACTGACATCATCTAAAACTAATTTTAATTCTTGATCCTGAGTCAATGACGTTAGCTGTGCAACTGTCCAGACGCCAGAGCGAATACGACCTATATTCTCAGAAGCCATTTCGGCTATAATCTGATCCTTTACTCTCGCCCGTTTTAGATACTTGGCTAGATCCTTCTCGCCCTGCGTTAACTCAACCGGTGGTACTAGTTTACCCTCTGATAAAAGCCATCCCACAACCGGCTGTGGAAGCTGATCGGTTACATCGGCGATATTCTGATACTTATGTGCTTGGGCAATAAAGTCTTCCTCGCTACAGGCTTCAACTTTGGTTACCACGTTATCTAGGATAAACGCATACGTTTGCATGATGATCCCTCATTCGTCTAGTTTGGTTATATCCAGATAGTCAACAAACTTTTTAAGTTTCGTAAAGCTAGAGTATATACCAAGATGATTTATATAGATTCTATTTCTATATGTACTTGATAGTCTAGTCGCTGTTGCCTCAACCATCAAGGTCGTGTCTCCATTATAAAGACCAGAAATAAAATCAGAGATATTTATCTCTACGAAAAAATACGCATTAGACTGTTCAACGCCGGTTAATGTTGATTCAAAAGTGTCAATCCATCCTGGCTGATTAACTGAGTAAAGACTAAAACTAACTGACGACGCTGAATCTACTGAGTTTGTCGTCTCGTTATAGATATAGGCTATCACTCTTAGCTTTTGGAAGGTTGTCGTATCTAGCTCCGCAGCTAGTTTAAAAGTCCTAACAGGAGGCGCAAGCGTTGCATCGTAAGCAAATAAAGGCTGCCAAGCTGAATCGATTACATAAATGTAACGGCTCGAAGAGTTCACTCTAAGAGCCTGTACATCGTCGCAATCTTGTGACACCCAAACTTTAGGCATTTATTAATTTCCTAACAAGGTAAATCCTTTATAAGAAACCCGCTCAAGACCAGACACCGTAATCGCTATTTTGACTGTGTAATGCGTTAAATTTGTTAAAAGCGCCGCGCTCACTGGAGTCGTATTGAATCGACCATTAACATCGGCGGTTATGCCTGTTTGAGACAATCCAGATACAGCCACGCCATCCTTGTCGTAAACCGTATAGGAAGCCGTACCAAGGCTTGTCGTCTTAACCACGCCATCGGCAACCGCCCATAGGGTAGCTTGGAATTGATTAAGAGCGTTAATTGAGAAAGTTCCCTTGCACTCGTACTCAAGTCTTTTCACTTCGACTGGTATCATGTCGCTTCGTGTTAAACCATCTATCACAAGAGAAACTCGAACCGAATATCCTAGATTCTGAGCTAAAAGCGTAGATGATACAGCGGATATCTTATAAACGCCGTTTACATCTGCCGATATACCACTGCCAGACATTCCAACGACCGGACTTCCATCAGAGTCGTAAACCTGATAGCTCGCAAGGCCAATCCCTGAAGTCCTGACGATTTCATCTGCCATCACCCAGAACGAACCGTCAAACTGATTCGATTCGTTAATAAAGAATAGTCCATTTATATTGTACTCTGGAGCCGCTTGCACCAAAGGTATATAGGAAGATCTTTCGGCGCCGTCTGCGATAACTGTTACCTTGGCAATATAGTGAGTAAGGTTATCAATTAGAGCGGACGTAACTGGAGTTATCTTAAATTGACCGTTAGCATCAGCAACTATGCCGCTTTCGGACATCGTAGGGACATGCGCCCCTAAATCGTCATACACTTGATAACTCGCAGTGCCTAAACTCGAAGTCATTAACTGCCCGTTTTTATTAACCCACAAAGTACCCTGAAGATCGTTGTTTTCGTTGACTGCAAACGACGCTTTGGACTCGTAAGTCTCTGCCCCTGATCCAAGACCGGGAGATACGATATTCAAACTAACAGTATTACCATCCAAATTACCTACGCCGTCGAACGCTCTCACGCCAACATAGTATGCATCACCGGCAACGGGTAAAGACCCATCTGGTAAAGTAAAGATATCTAATTGCAGATTTGAAGTAATGCCAACGATATTGCCTGCCGAAAATAATCCGGTGGCTGTCGCTGGCTTGATATAAACCTGATACCTGATAGGAGCTGTCGCGTCGGTCGCCGCAGACCAATTAGCTCTTAACTGACCCCTAGCCTCAACGGTTAAAGAGGTGATCCCTGCGAACGTCGGAGGTGTAAAATCAACGACGCACGCAAGAGACGTACCTTGTAGAATATTCTCAAAAGGTAATTGATCATGGAAAGACGTGGCAGTCGGTGACGACTGCACAACGTCCTGTTGAAAAAGAAGATCGGACATTATTTACCTCTTAAGATTCGCGAAGCCCCGGACGTACTTTAACCCCCGGAGGCGAAGCGAAGTTGTAACGAATCAGAGTGCCAACCGTATTAGGGATAGTCCCAAGAGCCGACCAGCTAACGCCGTCATTGCTTGAATATTCAAATTCTGCATCGTCCGCTACTGTGTTGCGTGTGCCCATCAATGTATCCGCAGTGTCATACCATCTGAAGAATAGTTGAGGTACAGAAGTAGCGTAAGCAGTTTTTAATCTGAAGCCTACACGAGTCGGAGATCCGCTTGAACTATTGTCAAAGCTGTATTCCCAATTGTCTGACACGCCGGAATTGTTTTCGATGCTATAAAGTAATTCTTGAATTTGTGCCGGTGCTGAACTTCCCTCGGATATTAATCTAAATAAAATCTTGAATTGAATTTGTGACGCAACTGGAATTTCTGGGTTAACCCCTGGCATGATTTCAATCCAGCCACCGCCAATTGATCCGAATCCGCTTGTTCTATACATTAGGCAAATGTTGCCGGTGTGTTGGTAAAGTTTTTCAATCGTGGCGTAAGCGCTCAGTACCGCGTTAGGGTGAGAGAATACTTTTGTAACGATAAATGAATCGTCGTAAACCGCATCTGCGCTCATATCGACTGCTATAATTCCGCGCTGTCCAATCGTACCGCCAGCCATAAATAACCAGCCATTTCTTTGCGCGATATTTATTACAGTTGCTAGGCCTAGCTCAACAGTGTCGAATGTAAATCCCTCGTAGTAATCATTATTTAGCGCACCGAAGATTGCGCCGATAACGTTGTTTTCAACTTTTTTAACTACTACTTTTGATGTGTTCGTTACATAAATTGCAGAATCTATCGTGTTATCCCAACCAGCAAATGTTGGAGATGGCGCGGTGATCTGGTTGACGGTTCCTAATAAATTGGAAGTGGTCAATGATGGCCAAGTTGTAGCGCCGTTTGTCAATTCTGATAGAAGACCTAGATATAAGTTTGAGGCAGTAGCGAAAAATGCGCATTCATTTCCATCAAGGATGCCGCCATTGATCGGAGCAGATACAGGCGTTGCACTGTTCTCACTATCCACATTCAAGAGACCCCCTGCAAGTGCTGGTAAGTTTCCAGTTCTGTGAAGGACGGTAGATGTAGTTGTGCCGAATGCTCTCCCGACAGTGGTTGTTCCTGCGGATCCAGTGGTTGTAATTGATGCACCACCCGATGTTGCGGAAACTTCGAATGTGTTTGTAGCTGGGTTTCGCACAAAATAAACCGTTCCCAACACCAAACCAGTCGGAACCGTTCCGCCGATAAATACAACCGGATCATTGGCCGCAAATCCGTGCGCTGTAGAAGTAACTACACCAGGTGTTGCCACTGTGATCGTTGCAGCCGATGGAACATAAGTCATATTTGTCGCAGCCATGTCTCTAACATAATACTGATGTGTAGCCGACACACCATTGTGCGCATATAATTTTGAATCTGTTGAATTGTAAATAAGTCCTGCAAGACTTGTTTCTAATTGTCCAGCTCCGATCGCACCTGATAGCTGAGTGAAGTAAACCGCTTTTTGATCCGTAGCAGTGGCGAATGGAATTGTGGGAGGCGACACTTGAACAAAGTCAGCTTTGTCAATATTATTTAGAACGAACACACCACCATTGATGAGCACTGAACCCGTGGCTGCTAGTGCAATTCTCCACCCAGTGTTTCCGCCATCATTGTGAATGCGGACGCCTTTTGCGGCGAATGTAGTCGCTGCGGTGTTTGGTATTACAAAGTTTATTCTTCCTACATATGCGCTCGCGCCAGTAGTGTAATTGAAATCATATAAATGAAGAGTGCCGACACCTGTCGCCAATGCGCCTAATACTAAAAGCCTACCGTTTGGTGATGCATGAAGAGTGCCGAGCGGAGTAGCTGCGCCATCTGTAAATATATCCAAAAATTTACTAACAGGAGGCCCTAAAACAGTACCACCGTCGATTGTCTTAGACGCGACGCGGCCCTGTATGGTTGTCTTTGTTTGATCGTAACTTCCTACGACGCTATCAAGTAAACCGGCTTTATAAATTTTTGTCATGACGACTCCTTAAATTATCGACCAAACTATATCAGTTCTTTTATAAAAACCGCTATCAAGAACATAATTGATTGTCTTTCTAGCAACATTAGAAGGATAGACCGTAGACGAGCTATAATCAATCTGAGTTACCCTCTCGTTAATTGTACCAAAGTCAAGCGTTGTTATCGACTGCTCCCTATCAGGAGCCGCTAAAATAGATGTTCTAATATTGTCTGTGTTGTCTTTTATCGTAACAGACAAGGTTGAAGGATTTACTAGATTAACATCCTGAATCGCCGGGAAGTTATCAACAGATACGGGCAAAGGATCTGGTGAAACTATGTTTACATCTTGAACCGGATTTGCCTCGGAAATAACTCTTAATGCAGGGTCGCCATTTGTATTAACCCCAATCACGTCAATTAAATCTGTCGATTCAAGTCCTGTTACATAAACAGAAAATAAAGCGCTCCCGCCAGTAACGATAGCCTCACAAGTCACCCGGTTGTGTGTCCTTGTGACGAGGATTCGTGAATGACCAACAGAACTAGCCAAAGCGTGGCCTTTTAAATCATATCTTTCGCCGTCAGAAGCGCTTGTGGTGGCGTCATAAAAGTTTATTTTTATGGTTGTTCCCGGGTCTATCTGTTGGACATAAAGAGTAGAAAGAAAAGCCGCAGAACGCATTTCTCCAGTCTTTTCATATGTACCCGCCGACCTTGATTCTTTTTTTAGCCACGCATCAGAGCTAAACGGATCGAATTGTAATATGGTCATTTATCCTCCGCCAAAAAAATAGAGAGGAATGCTTTAACATCCCTCTCCATTCTCTAGGTAATTACAGATTAAAGGACGTTTACGCCGTAAACAACGCTTGTCTCGGTTGCGCTTTGTGCGTGGCCCTTCATGTCGCCTCTCCACCAGCTTGCAAGCAACCAACGGTCGTTTGGAGGTGTTGGGTCCATGACCGCTTTAACACGGATAGGACGGCGCTGGCCAAGGTAGAACCGACGTGTGTTTACCAACAGGATTCCGCTCTTGTTTGTTGTGACACCATCATAAACGCCGGTAGCGTTAAGGTCATCTCGCAAGAATTCGGAAATGAAGATCGGAATACCATCAAGGGCAGCAAGTGCGCCGCTCAAGATAGTGGCCTGTGGGCCAAACTTCTCAACGCTCGAAACTTCATCCAAGCCCATCAATTGCTGATAAACTTTAGAAGAAACAACCCAGCCAAGTTCGCGAACATTGACGCCAAACTTGTCCATAGCTGCGCGCATAGAGCGAAGCTTCAGAACAGTTGGAGCCGCTGCCGAGAAATCGACAACAGAGCCGTTAGCGCTGTTTGCAAGTGCAAGTTTACGCAAGCCCTTCCAAGCTTTACGAGCATCGGAAGCCGCTGTTACGTCGCTATCCATGTGAGTGCCAGTGGTGTCGCCATTCAAAACAGCAGTCTCGCAAGCGCGTCCCTGTGCTTCAACGACTTCCTGTCGTGCGAGTTCGAGAATCGCAGGGGCAGAATCTTCGTTGAGTTCTTCAGGAAGAATCATGAATTCTGTCATCTTGGTAGCGTCAAGAGTGATCTTGTCAGTGCCAAATTGTGCGTCAGAAATGCTTGCGTTCTCGCCTTGGATACGAGCAATTGTGACATTCTTTTGAACGGGAAGATCAAAAGGATCGCTAGGCATTTGAATCTGACGCAGCATAGCGCATACTTTGCGCTCAAGCTCATATTCTTCGATATAGGAGCTGGATACCGCAGTAGGAACCCACTCATCACCGGAACCGGCAACAGTGGAGCCGAACGCCTTGAGGCGAGGTGCAAGCATTGTCTTGCCGTAGTATGTGTCCATCAGGTTTTTAACAACGGATGGAGTAGTGTCACGATCAAGAGGAGCGCCGTGGAAAATTTGCGCCGTGAAACGAGCAATATCAACAGACTTTTTAAGGTCCATAACGACATACTTCAATTCCGCAGGAACAGACTTAAAGCGTGGGTCGCAGGTGTTTACGTTAAGAAGTTGTTTAACATCAGAACAGCCGAAGTATCTCAGCGCCCTTTGCTCATCGGAATCATGGCGAGTTCCAGTAGTCACATAGCCCCCTTTAGAAATTAAATTAGATTTTTCTTCTTCAATGTTTTTTTTCATTTCTTCAACTTTAGCAATACGATCTTCGAGATCGGTTGCCTTTTTATCAAGTTCGTTAATATCCATTATTAGACTCCCAAGGCTTTTAGTCTTTTAATACAATTCTCTAACCTCTCATTAAAAGAGTCAAGAGCGGCTTTTTGATTTTCTTGCGTGGCCTCCTCTTTTGGCTCTGGCTGTTTCTCCTGAACCTGTTCAGCCCCTTGGCTTTGATCCATTTTTGTGGATAATTTCTGGACCTCGGCAATAAGCGCCCCCAAAAGGACATTCGTCTGCTTTTGGGCGTCTAAATATGGGCTTCCGAAGTCATCATTCTCGACCCCTGTTTTAGATGCCGCAATTTCGGTAGTAAGAGGTGAGACCCCTTCTTGATCCGCTTGCTTGATTCTTTTTTCCTTTGAACACATATCCAAGGCCACGGCCACCGCTTGCTCTTGGCTCATCCCTTCCTCTAAAAGTTTAGGGACTTTTGCCGATACGCAATCCTGCATCGCCGCTTTTTCTTCCTCTGTAACCTCAACCTCAACTTCAACCTCTGGCTCTGTTTCCTCAGTATCATCTTCAGGCTGTTCCTTTTCCGCTTCAGCTTGCTTTAGCTTCTCAAGATCAATCCCCAAGACTTCAGCAAACGCCGCTAAAACATTCTCAGGAATCGGAGTCACGTCCCCGGCAAGAATTGGCTTTAATACCTCGACTTCAACGCCAGCCTTTTCAGCGACCATGGCCAAAAGGTCATCCCTTTTTTTCTCACCATCAGCCTGCATTTCGTGCATTTGCATGTGGATCATTCCAGCCGCCAGCGCTCCCTTTTTGTTACACACTTTTGCCCCTATCTGATCAATGCTTTTAGTTGTGATCATTTTTCCGGTTAATGAAAATAAACTATCCTGATTCATGGGTACGCCGACTATTGAAATCTCAAAAAGATCGGCCTTTTTAATCCTGCGGATACCCTTCTCGTCAACTTGGGAATCACGGCAGTTGAATCCAACAGAAAACGCCCTCAGCATACCCTCTTTTACCAAGTCACGAACCCGCTTAATGTCAGGATCATCGACCCCTGACATTTTCACCTTAACAAAAAGCCCGTCAGTTCTGGGGTCGATCTTCTCGCATTTGCCGATGGGTGTTGCGCCAATTTTACCATCCATGCCGTGATTATACAAAATCACCGGATTTTTTTTGTAGTCCTCCAGAAACCAAGCATCATGCTCGATAATCTCATCGGCACGATCGACCGTCTTTCTATTAGCATATCCTTCGATATAAACCCCGCCGTCCTCGGCGGATTTAACAACGCTGGATAAACACTGGAAATGAATTTTTTTTGCCCTAGCCATTTAACTTCTCCCCCTCTGGTATAATTATAAGAGTACACCGGCAATTGATAGCCTCCTCCGCAGGTGCGCCCGGCTCCCTTGGATATTCCAAACCGTTAGAAAATGAATCATCTACGCCGATTGCGCCGTCCTCTTGAGCCATAAAATGAGTATCCCGGACCCGCTCATCATTGGCCGTGATCCATGCTTTTTTAAGATTAGGCAGGACTTTCTTGGCGTTTTTCAGTGCCGCATTTTGCCCAAGGCTGACAGCGGTTAGCATCTCAGTTCTGGCGATTGTTTTGGACCTTGCCAGCCACTTCTCAGGATTCGCAAATGTATCCCTGATTCGCTTGGCGACTTGCTGAACTGTCTCGCCTTCCTCAACTCCCTTAGTAATTTCCCTCATAATCGTTTCGGTGTGAGTAGTCGAAACTTGGGCAAACGAACTAAGGCCACGGGCTTCCAGTGTGGCACGTCTTTGCTTATCTCCACGAGTTTTCAGGGCCTCGATTTCTTTTCTGTCCTGTTCATTAAATACAAAATTCAACTGCTGATCATAGCCAATATCAACGGACGATTTCAGCCGCCTCATGTATTCGTTTACCCACTCGCCCTCGAACTTATCAAACGCCTCATTGAGCCTTTTCCTAAGTTCTTTCCTGTTAGGCTCCTGAGCCGCCTTTTCTACCAGTTCATTCTGAGTAACCTTGACAGCTTCCTCAGACATAGACGTCAGTATTTCCATCACAAAAGCATTAAACGCCTGACCATTATCGCCCTCAGTAATGTCAGTCATCTGCTTTGAAATGGTGTCTTTCCAGTCAGGAATCTTTGTATCTATAAACCTTGTAATAGATTCTTTTTCTATCAGTTGCTTTTGCTCAATCTGTTCCGGCTGCGCCGACAAACTAAATTGCTGCATAGGCTGCTGTTGGTCACGCAAGACATAAGGAATTGACGCCTCTGGGGACTCAATGGGCTTCGCCTTCCAGACTCTCTCCCTCACTTCATTAACCGATAAACCTGCCGCCAGCATTTTAGCGCCGACTTCTGCCCTTGTTAAGAAGTCATCAGCCAAGGCCGAAACACTAGATAAATCAAAATCAAACTTACTTTGATCACCCAGTTGCTTGGCAAAGAATTTAGTCATCATCCCTGAAATCATGCGCATTGCAGGGATCAGCGTGGCTTCCCAGAAGTTTTTTAGCGCTGTTTTGTATTCCTCAGAACCAAGGGAACCGGATGCCTGTAGTCCCAATTCGTGCGGTGGAATCTTGAATATATTGATAATCGTTTCCCTGTTCATGCGAACGAGGTCAACGATTCTTTGATCCGCAAGGGAGTGAGTTAGTGGCGTAGCTTTCATGCCCTTTGGCAGTAGCAAAGTCCGGCGCTGATTTCGGCGTCCCGTGTACGCCAGTTCAAACGTGCGTAATTGCCTAATGGCCTGCGCTTCATTTACAGACTTATCCATTTCCAGCGCCATTCCGGGCGTCGCCTGCTTTAGATAAAACGAGTTTAGATAGTCAGTTGTGTACCGGTTAAATAAAACAGACTTGCGCCCCGGAGTGAATGGAGACATTCCCCATAGAGCCGAATTAGGATTAGGCCTTTTTATGTGGAAGATTTCTTTTACAGGTATCGTCAAAGTTTTGTCGCTATCGACTTGAACAATGTAGTTTTGAATCTTTCCAGCATTGTTAAAATCTAGTTGGACGTGTTCAGTCGGAATAATTGTGATAGTTCCGAGTAATCTTTGATACCAACAAATCGCATTGCCACTTAAGAATAATTCAGTACACAAATGGTACATGAAATTATGATAATCCTCATTTTCGTTAGGATTGAGGATAATCTTGTTTAGAGGGTGCGCATCATTGGGCTTCCATGCCGTTGTGCCGTCCTCATTTGGGGACGAGTTATATATCTTTAAGGGCTGAGAGGATATTTTACTCGCCAACAGGTCGATAATAATAAAAACCCAGTCCTCAGTGAAATATAAGGACTTGAGCGTTTGAGGGTCCAAAAAGGCTTTAACTTCCTCAGTCCATACGTCACTGGACATACCCGATTCGCCGTCCCGTGAAAACTCGTAAGACTTATTGATATATTCCTGAATTTCCTCAGTTAGTGAAATTTTTTCAGCCATTTAAAAGCCCCGCCCGAATAGGTGTTTATCATCGTCGCTTTCATCCATCATATCATTGAGAATCCGATTTAGGTTTTTGTCATAGGGCAAATCCTCAACAAATCGAAGCTCAAATCCCCCAGCATATTCCTCATATGCCATAACCGCCAGCCCCAAGCTCATGATGGTATCATCGTGCATACCTGCCGGAGCATTGTATTTCATTGTCCCGATTTCCGAGACTTCAACCTCAAAAGCTTCCAATTCTTTTAATAGTTCCGTCCAGTTTGGAATAATTATATCATTTCGCTCAAACCTAATCATCAGCCTATTTATTAGGCTGGACTTTGATTGATTCGTAAATAGAAAGCCAGAAAACGGCAACCCGGTCTTAACCAGCATATCATCAATCGCTTCGCCGACCCCAGTTTTGTCATGCAGGATATGGCCGATGCTTTTAAATTGTTTGGCAAATCGCCAAAGCTCCACGATTGCGTCAGTATATTTAAGGCTTTGAAAGCGCATAAATCCGACTACTTTGGGCTTTGGATGTTTGTAATCAATAGCCGTGAACACCGTGTAATCGTGTTGCTTCGCCCAGTCCGCCCCGATTACAACGTCAATATCTTCGGGCTTATCACATATCCATTGTTGAATAGCGCCGAAAACGGGCAATTCGTCGCCTTCAGTGCAATCCCTAAATCCGACGAAAACCGACCCCTCATCTAAGAATTCGGCAAGGTAGTGCTGGCGGAAAAGACGGTCCGGAAGCTCTTTCCTTGCGGCCTCCAGCACTTCCTTTGAGACAAACGGATTAGCGCTTGTCGGCGCATGGATAGCCAGTTTGAGAGGCTCCCTGCCATGTTTAATGGCCCAGTCCATTTGCTCCTTGCATTCCATGTATTTCTTGTAAAACCAGTTCTTGCCTAGCGGGGTCGATATCATCATCGTTTTCCCCCTAGTCTGGGTGGTGGTGGTCTTTGACGAGACATATGCCTGATAAGGCATTTTAGCTGCCTCATCTAATATCTGGCCATGTATGCCAGCGCCTTCAAGGTCCATAGGGTTTTGGGTATGCCAGAATTCAATATTTGAATCCAAGTTAGGTAGATTGATCATCATTTTAGATTCGACAAAATCAGAATGAGGAGCCGGAGGCAAGATTCCTTTAAAGTATTTCATACCGATTTTAGCCTGTCGGTATATCGGTGCTATCCATCGCCAATTAGCTCCCCTCTTAACCATTGCCGCATTAGTCAGGCAAGCCGAAGCGGACAAACTTTTTCCGAATTTGCTTCCACATACAACCACGATTTCATTAACCGTCGGGAATAAGAACCCCCTCATGATCAATTCTTGCTTTTTACTATGCGGGGTCGGTGGCTGTATTGTTATTTCCTGAGTCACTGTATTCGGCCTCCAGTAGTTGCGGCGTCAAAATATCTTGCACCATGCGACCGTCCTCAGTCATGGTCGTTTTGTATGTGATCTGTGGAGCAATAGAGACTTCCACGTTTTCTTTGACCTTGCCTATAGTCCTGTCCAGCAAAAAGTTTAACTTGGCGTGATCGCCGGACTCTATACAGACTTTTATGATTTTACCAATCATCGCCTCAAAAACTGGCACGTCATCTCTGGACAAGTATTCATTCATTTGCGAAACTGTCATGAGTGCAAACTTTGCAACCATGCCTTTGAATTGATCAGCGTTTAGTTTTTGCAGTTTCTTGTATTCTTCGGGAATCGGTGGACGGCCATTAGGATTAGAAACCCATCCCCTTTTAAAGTTTTTACCGCCAGTTTTAAAGCCATTAGCCATTTTTAATACTTTCGTTAAAATCTTTTTATATCAAAATTAAAAACAAAAAAGACAATGACCATATTTTGATCATTGTTATTTCATGATTACATTTTACGAAGAAAAAAGAAACCGCCGGTTTTTAATCGGCGGCTTCTCTCCAGCGTTGACGTTCACTAGGAATTTAATTGATAGATGATATCAAATTTTTTTGCAAGTGATTTATAAATCGCTTTCCATTTCCTGACTTATTAAGAACGTACTGGCCGTTTTTAACCGCCACATATCCGCCGACCGATCCGCCATCGGTGCCCCAGATTGGACCGCCCTTGAGATGAACCATGGCTAATAGATAATATGCCATGGCGTCGCAATCGACAAATGCCTGTGTATCGCCCGGAGTGAAGGACTTTGCGATAGAGACAACAGACCCACGAATGGATGGTGTCCATCCGTGTTGTTTGCAGGATTCGAGGAATAGTTTGGCTTGGTTCATGGTATCGGTTCCTTTTCAAGTTTGCTTTTTAGTCGTTGCAACGATCTAAATATGCTTTATGGAGACTCTCTGCTGTAATCTCTTTAGGCTCATATGATGCTGTTATTTCTTGCAATTTGCTCCAGCAATCATTGCAATATCTTTCCCCGTCTGGGGCTTTTTTGTTGCACTTTGCGCCATTGATTACTTGCTTGAGTGACTGACATTTGTATGTTGCTTTAATTGTTGGCTTCCACATTTTATTTCTCCTAGTTAGTTTCCCCGTCAACACAATCAATATAAGCAATTACGTTTATTCTGTCAACACATTTTTAGAAAAAAATAGGGGGCCATCTCTGGCCCCCTTTTGTTTAGATAAATGCTTTTTCTTCTACTGTTTTAAATTTGTTTTCCAGCGCCTCGACAACAAATGCCTCAAGATCTTCGCAGAATACGTCTTTAAATTCAGCTAGGATCTTGGTGTATCCGCGACCTGTGCAAATTAAAACATCATAAAGATCTTTGCCATTAAGTCCGATTGCTACACGGCACTTCCCGCGACCATATAGGCTAGCGTCAAATCTAAGCCCGCCTGAGACTTGTGGTCCGGCTGGAATAACAAAGAAGTTTTTAGCCCCGATTGCCCATAGTTCTGTCGTTCTGATTTGGCCCTTGATTGCTTGTGCGATTTCCATTGCGTTCATTTTGATTTCTCCTAGTTAATTGTTTAGCCCGTCAACAGGAATGAATATAGGTAATTGGATTTATTTTGTCAACACTATTTTAGAAAAAAAATAAGGGGCCATTTAGCCCCGATATTTTATTTGAATAACATGCCCATTATTTCATCATCGTTTGGGCGTTTGTGAAAGGTATGCCCGCCTTCAAAATTTGACCACATTTTAGATTCTGGGGATGGTTCAATTCTGGTCGTTTCAGTAAGCATATATTCAATCCGATCAATAGCAGATGCCGCATAAGCAACCGCCTTGCGCCATCCATAAAGACGGTTTTCCTCTGCATAAAATTCGATCTCTGAAAAATCTGCGCCCCTTGCAACCGCAGCAATGACGATGCCATTTAATTGTGCATCTTTCATGCTCGTTAAACATACGCCAGCTCTATATACTTTACCCATTTTGTAACTCCTAGTTGGTTATTTATCTCGTCAACACAATCAATATAGGCAATTAGATTATTTTTGTCAACACATTTCAACAAAAAAAGTTATGCTTATTTTTTAAACACAAACATTTATTAAGGTCCTATCCAGACCGAACGCAACGAAACCGCCCAATTTCGAGCGGAACCACGGCTAGAATTGATTTAAATTCTTAACCCATTAAAAGACACGCCAACAGAATCGACCCCTCAGAATCGCTATAAACGATTTTAAACGCTATGTGATTATTATTTTTGCAAAGTGTTAGGAATGTTAGGCGATGTTAGGCCGGAAACCCTTGAGCCTCAAGACTTATAACATAACTAACATTCCTAACATAAATATATATATATATATAAATATTTCTCTCTGTGTATTTTTCTATATATATATTTTTCCGTGTTAGGAATGTTAGAATGTTAGGAGTGTTGGGCTGCAAGGGTTTGCTGCCTAACACTCACTTACGTTCCTAACAATTTCCTATTCTGGGAGTTTAATTTTTACGCATCTGGTCGTTTTTCCGGCAATCCATTTGAGTGCGGATTTTTCGGATTCGGGCAGTCTGGCTAAAGTTTTAGCCCAACACCCAGACCATCGGGTTTTCTCAAAAACAAATTTATAAAGCGCCGCATGAGAGTTTGCGACGAATATGGATCGGTCATCTTTCAAAATACCATAAGCCTGCAAAGATTCAAGCTCACCTTTCACATTATCCGATAAAATTTCGCCAATAGACTTCTCAAGGCGGATCGGTGTCGATTGCGGCAAATCCTGAACGGACAAACTGATTCTTGTGGTCAAAATTTGATCAAGGCATTCTTGCTCGTCGGTGATTGTCGCCTCTTGCTTATCATCTGAGAACTTAAAGGACTCGATAATGCTTTTTGCTTGCTCAATAGTTACTGGATCATCCGAAACGAGAGAGAACCATCCCGCCAATAGCATCCCGTATTGTTGCCCGAATCGCTGGCTGACGATATTGGCCAATTCAGATTTAAAAACTGAATAGCTCTTTAATATGCTGTCCATATTCTTGACGGACCTAGAGAATAGCCTTTCTCCGAACTCCTCCGTCATTTTTAACATCCGGGAGCGGGCTTCCGTCCATTGCTTTTGATCGCTGCCATGCTTATCAAGCTCCAAGACGCTAAAGCGACTCCTGTCGGCGTCATTGTTAAGAGAGACACGAATAGAGCTGACCAGCGCTGAGAAGCCGAGAGCGTATTGCTGCGCCTCCCCGGAGGCCGACCCTTTGACGATGTGCCCTTGGGTGTAGCTCCAAGACTGGCGCAGTAGTTCGACAATGGACTCAACCCTATTTTTACTTGATTCGTTCGTTGTCTCGAACTCATCAAAGATGATCGGAATGGAATCGGCCTTGATCATCTGCCGGATACCGGCCTCAGTTGATCCGCCCTGTAGGTAAAAACGCCCATGCTCGCCCCCAAGGGCCGGGCGAATCAGGTTATCCATGACAGTCGATTTCCCCGTCCCGGCTCCGCCAGTCAGCCAAATATGCGGACGAACCGGGAGCGCCCCCGCAATTCTAGCAATGGCAATCCATCCGGCTAATAAATAGGCAGACTTTTCATCAAGCCATTTTAGGGAATTGCAGGCCGTCACCAAGTTATTAGCCTCGTCTATAGTCAACGGATTCGGGTGCACCCCGTTCAAAGAGTTGCGAGTCTGGATATAAATATATTTCGACTTGGATATATCTCCCTCAATCCTATCGCCTAAATTTATAACAGTGCGGCCGTTGTCTTTCCAGACCCCAGTGCCTCTGATTAAATTTTTATCATAAAGCCCGACGCTCTTTGCCTGCTCAATAACATAGCTACGAGCTGCCAGCCAACAAACGCCGCCCTTGTCGTTTGGAAACAGCGTTTCCCAGTATGCCAGCGGCATGAGCGATAACAGGCTGCTTTCTGATATGGATTGAAAACTAACCACAATGCGATTTTTTTGGTTAAAAAAATGGAATCCCGCATCATCTATTCCTAGTGGAATATACCCATTTTCAGACTTTGGCTTTTTGATGAAACATTCAGCAACGGCCTGAAGCCCCTCAAGACAGTGAAGATCATTAAAATCAGTTGGCTTCGTATCTAAATTCTC